AGTGGAGAGCTTACAAGAAAGGCGGGACTTTTGTTCGCAAAAACCGTAACAATAGGTATAAAGGACCTAAGCGATAGAACTCCGTACAAGACTGATGCCAATGGCAATTCAGTTGAAGGCGGTGCTCTTAACGCAAACTACACGACTGTAGAGGCAGTTGCTAAAGTGTGTAATACGCTAGGCAAACACGGCTTCCTCTACGGTCGTGACTTTGTTTGGACAGATCAAGGCTGGACAGACGATATGGATGATGCTATAATATTTGAATATAGTGATCCAAAAATTATAACACTTTTAGGACTAACAAAATGACAGTATGGCTAGTTGATTTAGAAGCAGTTGAAACACGATATACAAAACAATGGAAGACAGAGTTTCCTAAAATTTTGAAGTCGAAAGGTTTTGATGTTAAAGTTGTAAGTGGTGGTGATACCCCACAGGCAACAACACCTGGTGCGTTCTTAAATTTTGGTGGTACTAATGTTTATAAAAGTAACCAACTACAACAAATTGCAGAAGCATTTTGTAAAGGAGAAGTAAAAGATGAAGATTATTTCTTATATACGGACGCTTGGAACCCAACTGTTATACAGCTTAAATATATGGCTGAGCTCTTGGGGGTTAACATTAGAATCGGTGGCCTTTGGCACGCTGGTAGTTATGATCCTGCTGATTTCCTTGGGCGGCTTATAGGTAATGCGCCTTGGGTAAGAAACGCAGGAATGAGTATGTTCGAATGTTTTGATCATAATTTCTTTGCAACTGATTTTCATATTAAGATGTTCTTAGAAAACTTAATTGATACGGACGAAAGAACAGGAAGAACTGCGTTTATGGAATCTAATAAAATTGTAAGAACTGGTTGGCCGTTTGAATATATGGACAACCACCTTACAACATATAAAGGTATGGACAAGAAAGACCTTATTTTATTCCCGCATCGTATTGCTCCAGAAAAGCAAGTAGAAATTTTTAACGATCTTAAACAACAACTTCCTCAATATGAATTTGTAGTTTGTCAAGAAAGACAACTTACAAAAAATGAATATCACAATCTACTAGGCGAAGCAAAACTTGTGTTTAGTGCAAACTTACAAGAAACACTAGGTATTAGTTGGTATGAAGGTGCTCTAGTTGGGGCATTGCCTATGGTACCTAACAGATTGTCATATTCAGAAATGGCTGTTGAAGACTTTTTATATCCAAGCGAATGGACTACTTCATATACAAATTATCAAAAACATAAAACACAAGTTATGGATAAAGTTGTAGACTATATGGAAAATTATAAAAAATATCTTCCAAGCCTAAATAAACAAGTTACTAAACTGAATGGAGATTATTTCGGTTGCAAAAACTTGCTAGAAGTAATAAAATAAACTATTGGCAATCCACTGCCTCAACATCGGAGAACTAAAATTGAGTAAAGTAAAACAAATTAAACAAAAGCTAGAAGATGCTGGCATCCGCTATTGGGCGGGCGACAACATTTCGCAGGTCCTGCAAAAAGGCGATAAGGAAGAACTTATCGACGAAGCAACTGTTGCATTTGAAGGTGTACTAGATGCACTGCTAATCGATAGGCATAACGATCCTAATTCACAGGGTACAGCAAGACGTCTTGCGAAAATGTACTTTAATGAGATTATGGCAGGACGCTATGATACTATTCCTAATGCTACTGCTTTTCCTAATGACGGGGAAGATGCATACACAGGTATGTTAGTAGTACGCAGTGAACTTAAGAGTATGTGTTCACATCATCATCAACCAGTTACAGGTGTAGCATATATTGGTATTATTCCTAATGGCAAAGTAATTGGTCTTTCTAAATATACACGTATTGCACAATGGTGTGCAAGACGTGGTACACTACAAGAAGAACTTGCAAATGATATTGCACGTGAAATTAAAGTAGCAACTAATTCAAAGAACATTGGTGTATACATTCAAGCTACACACGGGTGTTGTGAGAATCGCGGTATTATGGCGCACAGTTCCTTAACACAAACAACAGTGCTTGAAGGATCATTTAAAGATGACTCAGGCACAAAGAAAGAGTTCTTTGACAACATTAAGTTGCAACAAGAATTTGCGCCACGATGAGTGATTATATTGCAGTGATTATGGCTAAAGTCTTTATTGTTGCAGTATTTGCAATGGGGATGATTAGTTTAGGAATAGAACTTTATACAGGGACTCTTCCACTATGAATCTAAATAAAGAAAGAGTTTACGTAAAACAACCTCAAAAAAGTAAGGATGACGTTCTTATCCTTCCTCCTAACGAGGCACTGATGTATAATCTAATGGGTATCAAACTATTAGATATGACCAAAGCTCATAACCTTACACCAGATAAAGTACGTAAGTCAAGAGCAAACTGTCCTATGGAAGGAGTAAATTATGGGTCCTTATTCAGCAGAATTGCAAGCCCAACGGAGAGCTAGACTAAAACTTTTACTAGCTGATCCTAAACTTAATAAAGAAATGCGAAATATTTGGAAACGTATTTTAAACAACTTAGCACAGGACGAAGATGAGTACAATGCAAGAGTCAAAGAAGTATATAAAAATTTACACCCCTGGAACCACCCTGTGTGATGAACTAATGGTCCAGCAGCAAATTGATGGACCTTGGCAACATATGGTTGGTGTTATTTGCTTGAATCTTACTAATCGTAAGCAAGTGAAACGTGTTCTTCCTGATCTTTTTCATCTATGTCCTACGCCAGTACATTACCTAAATAGTTTACCCGAAACTATTAAAAAGATAATTGAACCATTAGGAATGGTTAATGTACGTGAAAAGCGTTTGCGCCAAATGTCAAAAGACTTCTTGACTTGGGACGGCAATGATGCTAAACTATTATATGGTATTGGAAAATATGGAAGTGATAGTTACGAAATATTTTTCAAGAATAACTATAACGTTAAGCCAGAGGACGGCGAACTAAAGCGTTATCTAAAGGAAGAGGTATTTAATGCTGAAGCTGCTTGAGAAGCTAGGACGTAAACGTGTAATTTACGATAGGATAGATAACGAGCCTTATCTAACACGTTACTATTTGTTTTTAAAAGATCGTAAATGGTTTCCGTTCAATGTTTTCTTGCACAAGTTTCATAAGGGCGATCCAGATGATTTGCACGATCACCCTTGGCCTTACTGCACACTGATTGTGCGTGGCGGATATTGGGAATACACTCCCAAAGGTAAGTTTTGGAGAGGTCCAGGACATTTTAGATTTTCAAGTGCTAAGTCATATCACAGAATTGAACTTGAACCGAATGTAACTGCCTGGACAGTTTTTATGCCGGGTCCTAAATTACGTGAATGGGGTTTTTTAAAAAACGGAAAGTGGATACAACACGAAAAATATTTAAAGTCGAGGAAACTAAAAAATGGTTAAAAAACATCACTACAGCTGGCAAGATGTTGAGAAAATGTGTGTAAATATAGTAACACAAATGCAAAAGGACAATTGGAAACCAGATTACATTGTCGGCATCACTCGAGGCGGCAATGTTCCAGCTACAATTATTAGTAATATGCTTGATATTAGATGCGAAGCACTAAAAGTAAGTCTACGTGATGACACGGATAGTGACAGCGAAAGTAACTGTTGGATGAGTGAAGATGCTTACGGTTACGAAGGCGACGGAGAGTGGGCACCTGAAATGGGCTTATTCCGTAACAGTCCTGAAAATACAAAAAACATTTTGATCGTCGATGATATCAACGACACAGGGGCTACATTCAATTGGATTAAAGAAGATTGGCAAAGCACCTGTTTACCTAATTCGCCAGTATGGAACACAGTATGGGGCGACAACGTAAGATTTGCTACACTAACAGAAAACCTTTCAAGTAACTTTGGTGACGTAAGTTATACCTGTCACGAAGTAAATAAAGCAGAAGAGGATGTATGGTTAGTATATCCGTGGGAAATTGTAGGAGAATACAATGCCAACACTTAATACAAATGAAGCAAGAGCTATTTTACATTGTACTAACAATGATAGAGAAAATGAATGCGAAGTAGGCATCTTTAATAAAGAAAAGTTTTTTGAAGCATACATTGCCGGAAACCGTATAAGAATGACTTGGAATGGAAAACGTTATGTAGGCAACGCACACGGTTTAGAATTTACATCAGAAGGTCCAAAGACTTATGACATTTAATGAAATTCCTTGGACGGATGTTGTCATTGATACTAGAGAATACACAGTGTTCAAAGACGGCTTTCCGGTGACAGATGGACACGTTCTTTTTGTTCCCAAGCTAGCAGACTGGGAACACTTATCTAAATGTTACAAAGCTGCTTATGCTTGGGGGTATGACTGGGTTCATTCGGGATACTGTGATGCATATAACATTGGACAGAACGTAGGAGAATCAGCAGGACAAACTGTAGATTATCCTCACGTACACTTAATTCCTCGTAGACGAGGAGATATGGACGACCCCAGAGGCGGTGTTCGTCACGTAATTCCCGAAAAGGGAAACTATAAAAAGGAGAAAACAAATGGCACTAACTAAAGGTGAATATAGCAGAGACAATGTACTTGCTGCTATCAAAGCACACGCCGAAGGTCACATCATTAAACACGCAATGAATGTTGAAGTTTATATGAAGAATGCTGCTGGCGTAGGCGAGCATCCAGATATTATGGAAGCAATCGAAGTTGAATTAGAAGCGATTGCAAAATATCACGATCAGTTAGAAGTTCTAGAAAAGTACTTCAGCTAATGACTACCTACACTGTTACTGTGGAGGAGGATCCAGATACTGGTGATCTGGTTCTTCCATTACCTACCGAACTACTGAACCAAATGGGCTGGGATATTGGCGATGATTTGGTTTGGAATGACAACTTTAATGGCTCGTTTTCGCTGTCTAAAAAGGTTGACAAAGATACAGAGAAAGCGTATAATAAAGACAATGATGATAGCAACTGATAAAAAATACTATTACAGCGAAATCTTTCACAGTATTCAAGGTGAAGGACACTATACAGGTGTTCCTACTGCTTGGATACGTTTTTTCTTATGTAACTTACAGTGTAACGGGTTTGGACAAATTGATCCTACTAATCCTGATACATATGAACTTCCGTTTGAACAGTTTGATACTAGCACAGTAGAACGTGTTGAAGATTTGCCTGTATGGGATAAAGGTTGTGATAGTTCATATACTTGGTCAAAGAAGTTTAAGCATCTTATGGGTCATAAGACTGCTGTTGAACTTGCACACGAAATTATTGATACGCTTAAAACAGAAAGCAATCCGGAAGGATTGTTTCTACATCCTGTAACTGGTCAACGTCAACATTTTTGTGTTACAGGCGGCGAGCCATTAATGAAACACGCACAACAGGCATTTATTGGTATTATGCAAGAGTTTGAACGTCTTGGTAATATGCCTGCTAGTGTAACGTTTGAAACTAACGGTACGCAAGCACTAACAGATGAGTTTGTTGAATATTGGATGAACGAACGTAATATCGAATTGTTCTTTAGTGTAAGTCCTAAACTGTGGAGTGTTGCAGGTGAAAAGGGAAGTAAAGCTATCAAGCCCGAGGTTGTAGCACAGTATAGAAACTTGTCGAGGCACGGGCAATTAAAGTTTGTAGTTGGCAGTGAACAATCACAATGGGATGAAATGGAAGAAGTTATTGCACAGTTTAAAAATCAAGGTATTGACTATCCGGTATGGGTAATGCCTGTAGGTGCAAGAGAAGAAGAACAAACAGCTACAGCCGGTGAAGTAGCTAAACTAGCATTTGAAAGAGGATATAATGTTGCTGCTCGAGTACACGTTTATCTTTTTGGTAATGCAATAGGAACTTGATATGGGTTGGTGGAATAAACTAATTAGAGATAAAAAGGCAGAAACTACTGATGAAGCGAAGCCTACATTATCCGAAAAAGAAAAAGCTACTATGAAGAAGGAACCTTGGGTAGGTGTCCTTCAAACTCACGTTAATAAAGAAAATGTCCGAAACGGCTTTTTTGAACTTGACTGGAACGAGTATTTTATAGTACAATTAAAAAATGCAGGATACGGGGTTGAAGGCGATAACGATGAAGAAGTTGTTGATCGTTGGTTCCGTGAACTGTGTGCAAATGTAGTCCAAGATGGCGACTACGGAGGTCCACTAGACACTGGGTCGTTAGACATTAGTGCAGTTAAGAGAGATAATGAATAGAATGTGCCACATAATTGTTGATACAGCGAATACTTTCTTTCGCGCAAGACACGTAATTAACGGCGATGCTGATATTAAACTTGGTATGGCTTTTCATATTACACTAAACAGTATTAAAAAGGCTTGGCAAGACTTCGGCGGTACACACGTTGTATTTTGCTTAGAAGGTCGTTCGTGGCGTAAAGATTATTACGAGCCTTACAAACGTAACCGTCAAGAAGCACGTGATGCACTTACAGAAAAACAGCAGGAAGAAGAAAAAGTATTTTGGGAAGCATTTGATACTTTTAAAACTTTTATTAGCGACAAGACAAACTGTACTGTATTGCAACACCCGCAACTAGAAGCAGATGATCTTATTGCAGGTTGGGTACAAAAGCATCCAGACGATCAGCACGTTATTATTTCTACTGATACAGACTTCCAACAATTAGTTGCTCCTAATTGTAAACTGTATAATGGTGTACAAGAAGTAACAACTACACACGAAGGTTTCTTTGATAAGAAGGGCGAACGTGTAATTGACAAAAAAACAAAGCAACTTAAAGAAGTAGATCCTGAATGGATGTTGTTTGAAAAGTGTATGCGTGGTGACACAAGCGATAACGTATTTTCTGCATATCCGGGTGTTCGTAAGAAAGGCACAAAAAACAAAGTTGGCTTGTTAGAAGCATTTGATGATCGTCAGACTAAAGGCTTTAATTGGAACAACCTTATGTTACAGCGTTGGGTTGACCATAACGGTGTAGAACATCGTGTGCTTGAAGATTACGAACGTAATAAAACACTAATTGATCTAAC